GTACGCAACTGACCCCTTTTTAACGTTTCCCAACTCACTTTTAACATTTGCAAACACTTTGTGGCACGCTTTTTGCTATGGGTCGCCCTTACCGTTTTTTAACACTTGCCGCATCACTTTGGCACGGTTTTTGCTATGTGTTAAACTTTCATAAAAATGTTTTGGCACGGTTTTTGTAGTGCGTAAGTTTGGCACGGTTTTTGTTATGCGTGTGCGCCCGTGAAATTGTTTCACGTGGAACACTGCCGCACCGATGCACAAAATAAAATGTTTCACGTGGAACACACTGTTAAACAAAGTTAAAAGAATAATTTAACATAAAATAACACGCCAACCGCTTGCGGGGTGAAATAAAATGCTTACTTTTGCATCGTGTTAAACAATTAAATACTTATCAAAATGAAAACAACTGACTTACTTTATCAAAATCAAAAAGTGTTGAACGCATTGCAAGAAATGTTATTGCAAAGTAAGAAACACATTGACTTTTTGGCGGCAAATGCGCCCGAAATCCGTGCAAGTTTGGAAAGCATTGCCGAAAGCCTGCAAACGGGTGTCGATATTTTAGAAAATCAAATCGTGTTCAACCGTGATACACGTAACAAGTTTGCGAAAGAGTGCGCCTGCAAAAATCAAGCGTATGACTTTATCGCCGCCGAAAAGTTAATCGGGCGTTTCAAAACCTTTTGCGAATGTTACCCGACAAACTTGTACATAGGTTTAACGGGTGTTGAAACATTGCAGGACAAATAACAATCAGCAAGCGAAAAGAAAAGGCGGTAACAATCAAGTTGCCGCCTTTCTTTTTGCACTGCCTTGCAGTTACTCAATATAAACGCCGTCAGATAAAGCCGTGTATATCATTTCCTGCTCGTCTGCAAGCATTTCGGCGGTGTGTATGGGTGTAACATCATCGAACACGTTAAACCCTCTGAAATCGCCTAAAATGCCCGTTTGTCGGTCGGTGTTTCGCCCGTTGCTTGCGCTTTCGTACCACTTGCAGTAAATGTAAGGTTCTAACCCGTAATATAACATTTCGTTCCAATCATCGCCGCCAACGGTTTTAACTTGGGTGCTTGGTGAAAGGTATATTATTTCGCTGCTTGGTTCGGTTTCCTCAACTTGAAATACAACGCCGTCACAACTCAAAAGCGCAACCCCGTTGCCCGTTACCACGTTTATAACGTACTGCAAAGCTATCGTTTTACCTGCATAATCGTTATTGAGGTTTACAAAGCCTGCAAACGGCAAAAAGATTTGTATTTCACTTTCGTAGTCGGTGTTATCCTCATTGTGCGCTGGTACTACCGCCGTGCCGAAATCAAGCGTTATTTTGTCTTGCGCTGGTTGCTGGCACGAAACGCCCGTATTAAAGTTGCCGCATCGTATTACATCGGTGCTAAACGGCGTTATATCCGTGTAAATTCTTTTGATACGGTTAACATACTCGCCCAAATCCACATTTTCGCCCCCGTCCGTGAAATATCGCTTTGCGGCAAATTCTTTCAGATTATCAAGCGTTACAAGATACACGTTAATAGAGCCGTATTGTTTGCCCACTACCTCAACGGGGAAACACTCGCCCACTATATTAACCCGTCTATAATCGCCGCTATTTTCAAGCTGGTACGAAATTGTAGCCTTTTTCTTGTCGCCCGAAATCGTAAACGGTGTTTTAGTTTCCCGTCCGCCTATTCGTGTCGTTACGCTTAAATAGGTGGTTTCGTCCGTGTGAAATTCCGTGTTTGGGTTCGCATCAAGTTCCACCGTTATAAGGCTGTCAAAATCCACATAATCGGGTAACGGTTCTTTGCTTGTGCAGTTCGTGAGCGACTTTGTAAGCGGCAAAGTCCGTATATAAGTCCCCGTAACCGTCACCGAATAATCGCCGCCCAAATCAGTAATAACGGCGGTTGCCGTCACTCGTGTTGACGTGCTTTGTACCTGCATATCTTGCGTTATCGGCTCGCCGCCCGTGTTGGTATAATGCACTTGTGGATTATCAAGCCTTGCACTAATATAAGACGGTGTTTTTACGGTTATGGTGAGTGTTTCGCCGTCCCACTCGTGGCTTTCCTCTGTCCCCTCTATGTTGTTAGTAACCGTTGGCGTAACGGGTTCGGGTATCGCCATTACCTCTCCACTAATAACAACGGGCGTGTTAACATCTAAATCGGTTATTTCTATGGTAGCCGTGTTCCCGTCATTGTCGTTACCTTTTAATGTTACCATAATAATGCCGCCCGTTTCATTGAATAAGCCCGTATTTGTAAACGGTATTTTTTCAAAATTCGGCTGGCGGTCGAAAACCGTTTCACGGTTGGAAATATACGGGTTCGGGTTGTCCGCTTCGCTGGTGCGCCCCGTTGCCGAAAGAATTTCGCTTTCGTAGGTTTTAAGAACATCAACACGCAACGTAAGTTCGTAGGTATTGTTTCCCTCAAAACTCACCCTATCCACGAAATAATAACGCCCCAAACTTGGAATGTAGCAATAATTAAAAGTCGGTCGGGGTTGCTTTCGTAGTGTTACGGTCGGGCGCAACACATCGAAAGTTTGCCGCAAATCGCCCTCAATCGCCGTAAACTCGCCCAACTGCTTGTTTACCGTGTTCGGGTGTCCGTTGTAGTTATAAAAGTTTATCGTTGTCATATCTGAAAAGAAAAAGGCGGTGCGGTGCGCTTTCACCTGCACCCACACCGCCAAAGTTAAACAATCTAATACCTATCGATTACTCGACAAAGAATACTACAAAGTTTTCGTTTGTATCGTTAAAATACCCTGCATCAAACTTGTAATAGTTGTTGAAAAACTCTGCCTTTGCGTTGTAGTTGGTCGTTACTCGTCTATCGAGGTTGCAAACGCCCAACGCATCACGGTCGAACATTACACCCAACACGCCCGTAATTTCAACGTCCTTGCCGCCGCTTTCCTTAACCTTGATATGTCCCGTACTTGCAAACTCGTAGTTCTGTCCGCTGCCCTGCCAAAAAGGTACGGTCTCGGCTTGCGGCAAAAGTACATCGCCACGGTTGAACGTGTCGGAATAAAGATAGGTTTGCGCTGCCTTTGCAAAGTCGGACAAAAGTACAACGTGTAACATATCTTTCGGCGTAAATCTTTCCTTGCCGCCAACATTGAACACGGTCGAAATGCTTTGCAGGCGGTCTGCATACGTACCCATAACGTAAGACGCAAAGCGTATGAAGTCGGGGTCGGTTATCGCCTTTGCAGCGGTTAATTTTGTGGTTGCGCCCGTCTTGTCTTTGTACAACTTCAAAAGGTTTACACATCTTGCAGTGCTGGCACTTGAAAGGTCTGCACCTGCCATATCACCTGCCGCCGTTGCTCCAAACGCTTGCGCATCGGCCAACACGGTTTCCGCAATCATGTTGTTAATTGTACGCATAATCAGCGCATCGGCTTTGATAGTCATTGACTTTTCAACGGCTGCATAAATCATCGAAATAAAGCCGTTCAACTGTGCGGCGTTGCTGAAACTTTCCTTAACCTGTCTTTCGGTGATTGATACGGGTACTTCAAACGTAACCTTGCTATTGAAAAACTTTGCCGTTACGGTCGGTTTGTGGAAAACATCTTGGTCGTAACTTTGCCCGTCCGTCAAATTCCACGTGTCGTTTTCCTCTGCTTCGGGTACATCGGCACTTATTTTCTCCAACACGCTGCCAAATTCCCACGCATCCATAAGCACAGACGGCACTTTGCCCGCATAAGGTCGGTTTACGAAAATCACCTTGCCGATATGGTTTACAAGTGATTTAACGTAATTATCAACGGCACTTTGATTGAACACTTCTTTGCCTAAATCCACAATTCCCGTAAGGTCTTCGGTAACAATATCAGTGCGCCCCAAAACCTCACCCGATACGCTGTTAATAAGCGTGTAAATCTGTTTTACTTCCATATTGCTAAAAATTAAAATTAGTTATTCGTAAATACTCGTTGTAATCTCGCTTACAAGTGCAAAGATAATATTTTTTCTCCAATTATCACGCCTTAACTGCAATTCTTTTGCAATTTCGCCCGAAATTGATTTGCTTGCGCCCGTTCCTTTGCTTGTTTCGGTCGTTTTGCGGCTTTCTGTGCGGTTTCTCTCATCGGCGGCGGTCTTTCGGTCGCTGTCTGAAAAATCGGTGTCGTTGAAAGCCTTGTTTGCGCCCGTTTCGGTGTTGTCCGTGCTTTCCTGCAAAGTAACCGTTTCCGTGCGTTCAATTTCGCCCGTTACGGGTGTCAGTACATCGTAATCGGCCAACATCGCCGCCGCTTCACGTTCCCAGCCTTGCACGTTTACCGCAATCACCGCCGAAACAACATCGCTTGCGTTGTCGCTGGTTATGCTGCTTACCACGGTCTTGCCGCCGTACATCAGTAAGGCGTAAGCGTCTAACTTGGTCGGGTCGGTATCGCCGAAAATTGCGGCGTACTCTGTCGGGTATTCGGTCTTGAAAACCGTTGCGAATATCCCGTTACCCTTTGTAAATAGTTCGTTGTATTTCATTGCTTATCGTCTTTGTTTTCTTCTGTTTCGGTATCGTTCCCGTCTGTTTCAGTTCCGTTTCCGTCCGTTTCGGTTGTTTCCTCTGTCGGGTCGGGTTCGTCTGTCGGGTCGGGGTTTTCCTTTGCCGTTTCCAAATCAGCCGCCAAAGCGTTGTAATTATCCCTTTCCAAACCCCAACTGCTTGCAAGTTTAACCGAAATTTCGGTGTCAAACATCGCATTAATCTTTTCAACTGCATTTTGTCTTTCTTTTAGCATATTATCCACATAAGGCAAAAGTACATCTACATTCATTGATACCTCGCCCAAATTTAGGCGTTCCCGTTTCATGTTGTAGTTTGCATTTAGCCCCAATTCGTTGTACATACTCGCCTTGTAGTATTGCACCAACTCAATAAGTTGCGTTATGTACACGCTGTTTGTGGTCGGTGCGGTCTGCATATTTACGCCCTTGAAAAAAGCGTTTTCCCCGATTATAGAAAACTCGCCGTCTTGTATCTTGCGCAAAAATTCCTCGGCACTCTGTTTTGTCTTGTCATCGCTGGCACTTATAAGCATTGTAATACGGGTCAAAATGCTGGCGGTGTTCAACGAAATAAGCCCGTCAGTATATAAAACCGCATAACGCCCTATCAGCGGCAAAAGGCTTTCGCCGTTGCTGTCATTCTCAATCAAAACCCCGTCTTTCTGAATATCGTAGGTTTTGTTTAACTTTAATGCAGGGTTTGCCACGGTGTAAAGCGTTGCCCGTCCGTAAACATCGGGTTCGCCGCCCTTGCCGCCCGATAGCGCATACAAAACGCCGTCCACACTGGTAACAAAAGCGTTGCCCGTTGTCTGCAAAAGCCGCTCCAATTCTTTTTGCGGTATGCTGTCGGGCAAACCCTCGTACTCAAACATACTTTGAGTTTTCGCCAAAGTGTTCGCAATAAATTCGGTTACGGCGGTGTCCTTATCCCTTATTTGCGCTTGGTACAACTTGTAGATGTTATCTTTCCTTTTCATTTGTCAAAACTTTAATTAAGGTTGTAAGTTCGGCTAACACTTTCGTGTTTTCGTTAATAGTGTCTTTTAGGTGGTCGGTTTCTTCTTGGTGCGCTTCACGCTGTTTCACCATGTACCAAAACAACGCCCCACACATCACAATCGGAAAACCCAAACTTGAAACGAGTTGAATAAGAGTATTTGCGTCCATAAAATAAAATTTTTAAGTTCTATATTGCAAAGGTAGTGTTTTTATTTTATATTACGTGCGTGCTGGCACGAAATTTGCACCAACACGCCGAAACATCAACGCAAAGTAACTATATTTGTCTTTGCGCTCGTAATTAAATAATTGCGTACTATTTCGCCTATTTCGTTATCTTGATAGAACACTTTGTCTATCGCAAAAAACCTCGCTACTTGTTGTTCAACGTAACTCGCCGTACTTAACAACTTGCGTTTGTAGTTCGGTTTGCCGTTCATTTCCAAAGAATAAATAAGGCTGTTTTCCTCATCTTTTATCGGGGTTGTTTTGGCGTGTATGTACGTAAAACATTCGTTGCCCACTTGAATAATGTTGCCCTGCAAAACAACATCGTTAAACTTGATATAGTACACAAACAACACGTCTTGCGGCTTGTACTTGCAAGGCAAATGCGGATAAACGGCAAGTTCCCACTTACCGCCCGTAATCATCTGCAAGTTTTGGTTATCGAAACAAAAGTATTTGTTGCTGGCTTTGTGTTGTACTATCGTGCTGCAATACTCAACCGCCACTATTGCGCCATGTTCGCCAAAGCGGTATATATCTATCGTTCCTTGCTCCATAAACGGCACTTGCTTCAATCCCATTTCAGTAAAGTACGGGCAAAACTTGTTTACCGTGTTACCTAACATAAACACTTTGACATTATCACGCTGGCGTATTATCGTACTCAAAAGGTTCATAAACAACATAAACTCATCGGGCAAATAATACCGCCTTGTCAGAAACTCATCAAAAACAATCGTTGTAACATTCGGGTAACTACTGCTTTTTTCGTGTTCTTGCTCTGAAAGACAAAAGCCGTAACAAAACGGGGTTGTGTCGGGTGTCCGCTTGTTTTTCTCTGCATCGTAGTAAGACAAAAACCATTTGTTCGACATATAGAACACTTCGTTAAATTTGCCCTCTGTCAGTTCCTCAATAAGCCCGTTTGCGGTGTGGTTTGCAAACAGGCTTTCGGCACGTTTGCCCCGTAAATCCTCACGCCAACGGCGTATATATGCCATTTGCTCGCCCGTCTTGATATAGTTTTCCAAACCATATTTTAAGGCTGCATAAGTCTTTCCGTTGCTTCGCTCGCCGAAAATAATGTTATAATCGGCGTTCTTACTCAAAATGTTTTTAAGGTCGTAAAACTTGGGTTTGACCTCTTTTGTTTTTCTCGCTGTCATAGTCTTGTTATTTTAATCCTTGAATTTAATACCTCGCAAATAATTTATGTACATAACCGACAAAGACAAACTATATCCCGTAGGCTCTAAATGTACGCCCGTGCGTTCGTTGTAGTGCGCCGTGCTGCCTTTGTAGTCGGTTATCTCGCCTTGTATCTCGTAGTCAATGTAAGTATGTATGTTTTTGCCCGTTGCCGCTGGCGGTATATCCAAATAGTTGGTGAACGCATCAAATATCCCGTCCGCCCCGTACTTTTCAATAAGATAGGGTATCGCTGCCTTTTTGTTTACGCCCGAAACGGTTAAACTGAAATCGTATGCCCGTCCGCCTGCTTTGAGTGCGTTCGGTTCTTGCACCATATACCGTTTAGCCCCCAGCGTCTTAAACCGTGTATATGTACCTTCAAAATCCCACACGCCCAAAGTCTTTGTTATGCCTTTTATCGTTTGCGGCTCGCAAAGAGAAAACGGCAAACCGTGGTACTTGCAGGCGGCTCGCAATTTCATTTGCACCTGCATATTATAAGCCTTGAAATATGCTTCATGCGCCTTGCCGTTCATTATTTTAATGCTGTCGGTGTCGCTGTAAATGTAATCGTCTTTCGCTTCATGTATGCCCGTGAATAGGTTGCGCCTTGCGTATGCGGTTACAAAGATACCCCACGGGTAAAACAAAAAACGGTTCTTGCTGGTGTTGTACTTGTATAAAAGTTCCTGCTTTTGTTCGGGCGACATTGCGTTAATATCCCACTCGCCGTTATATGTAAACTCATCACGCAAAGGGTTGGTAACACTCATACCGTAACAACTGTTTAACATTTCCTTGCTGTTTAGATATTCCACTTCTTTGCCCTCAACGCCTTTTAATTTCGTCTTGCTTTCGTACAAATGCAGGATAGACTTTACAAACGGTGTCGGCAAATAGTCTTTCTTGTAACAATACATTTCACCCACACGCATACTTTGCCATGAATAAAAGTTTTTGATTATATTAAAATCCACGTCCGTAATTGTCAGCGCAATTTTTGCAGACGCCACAATACGCCCGTTATTCTCGCACGGGTTTTCCTTAACAAAACATTTGCTTGCGCTTATCGGGTTGTCTTGCGTTTCGCTGGCAAATATGTTGGTAAACTCAATATCGAACACGCAACAATACTTTGATATTAAAAACTCAAATTGCGCCATGCTCTTAACCGTGATTGCAACGCCTTGCGACATCGGGTATTTTTCCGCTATCATAACATACGGGTAACTGCTTGTAAAGTCGTAACTATCCACGTTGTACATTATTTCGTCCGTATATTCGGCGTTTGCGTGTGTAAAGCCGCCTGCAAACGCACGTTGCAGCATATTAAATTCATTCATACCCGTTATTTGTAGTTCCTGCATCAAGTTCACGTAATCCCAATTCGGCACGGTCTTTCCTGCATCGCTCTTTTCACGCAAACAGTGCGCACGGCAATACTTGCGCACAAACCCCGTCTTTGTTATCGGTATGTGCGTTATCCCTTTGCTTTCCTCGATACGTTCTTGTATGTAGCACATCACTACTTTAATATCGTTTATGCAGTAATGTATTTCCGCATCAGTTAGCGGCGTTTCGGCGTGTCTTATTTGCTGGTAGTCCAAATCGCCGACGGCTTTTTCACACTTGTATTTCATAAGTTGCTCGCCCAACTTTGCAAGCGAATAACCCGAAAGCAAATAACTGCATCTAAACTCAATGTTTCCCGTTGTTATCGCATAAATCGGTTTACGTAAATCAATACTGAAAACCCGTTGCCACTCAAACCACTTGCGCAAAAACTGAAATTCGTATGAAAGGTTATGCACATACACAATAAGGCGCAATTTGTCGGATAACTGCAAAACCTCGCTTACGGTCTGCATCATCGCAACAAACTCGCCCCACGTGCGCCCCATTATCGTATATCCGTTTATGCCAAACTGCCAAACGTACATTATAGCGGCTTTCTCTAATTTCGCCTTGCGCCCGTTGCTGTCCTGCATACGCTGCACTTGCTCGTATGTGTACGCCCGTCCGTCCGTATCACGGTAAAAACTTGTTGTTTCAATATCAAACGCACACGGTATATTATAAAACCGCTCGCCCTTGCTGTTTCCGATTATATTTTTTTCGTTTACGGCACGCTGCAGGACATGTACAATATCGTTCGGGCTGTTTATTCGTTCTTGTAACTCAAAAGGTATTTTTTTCATAACCCAAACTTTGAAAAACCTTTCATAATACGGTCTATTTCCTTATCCACTTCATCAAGTTGTCCCGAAATTTTATTGGCTTCACGTTGTATATTATCGTCAATCGCTCTTTGTATTGATACCGCTTCACTCTCTATTTGCGTGCTTATATCCCGTGCGCTCTGCTCAAGTTCCCCGGTGAAATCCTTATAACGCATCAAATATCTTTCGACAAATTCAGTATCGGAAACGCTGTTTAACTTGCCCTGCAAATTTCTTGCCATAAGGTCGAACTCTTCTTTACTCAAGTCGTATGTAGTTCTCAGATGTTCGTTATATTGTCTCGTTCCGCTTGCCGTACTTGTCGGCTGCCTTAAAAAGGATATTGCTTTCCCATATTCTATTTTTAGGCTTTCCCAGTCTTGATTCATTGAAAATTTGGTATATTTCCCCGTGTCCCTATGTAAAGCCGCAACCGCTGGAGAAATCAAACCTGCTTTCTCTATATTCTGAATACGCCTATTTGCTTGCTGAAATACCCGTGATATTTCTTTCCTTAATTCGGGGCTGCTTTCAACTGCCTGCAATATCTCTTTATTTAGCCGTGTTTTGCTCGTATGCGCAAAAACAGACGGTGAAAAAGGTATCTTAATTTTTTTAGCCATACGCTTTTATATTAAATAGGGGTTACGTTTTCGCAACCCCCACAAAGTTAAACATAACTTTCCAAACTCTTACAAGTCCACAAACGAAATTGAGTAACACTTCTTTCCGTGACTCTCGTACTCGTAAATCGTGTACCCGACTTTGCCGTCTTTGATAGTTTGTACCGCTTCATCATCGGCAAGTATTTCACGCACTGTTTCGGCTGTGTGGCTTGGCAAGTTCACCAAACGTTTGTTTTCCTCGTCAATAATAACGGGGCTGTCGCCTAACTGTGACTTGTGTACATAAAGCCCGTTGATTTTGTGTATAACGTCTTTGCCGCCCTCGCTTTCGCTGGTGAAAATATCGGCTAACTTGGTGTACTGAAAATCGGTTGTGTCAATCCCAAAAGTTGTTTTGTTAAACTTACTTGCAAAACTTTTCATTGTAGTAATCTTTTAATTGTTAAACTTGTTGTTAATTGTTATTCGGCTGTCTGTCCTTGCGGTTCACCGTCAAACGGCAAATTCGATTCGGGGTTGTCTTGCGGCTTCAAGTCCATAAGCCACGCACGAAAGCGGTTTATTTTCATAACCGCACGTTGGTCGCGGCAAACTTCATTACACGCCATAAGGCTACCCAACGCCGACAAAGCGGCAAAACTAAACTCATCAAATGCGTTTCTTTTTTCGTTCATTGTAGTAAACTTTTAATTGTTAAACATAGACTTCTTAAATTTCAACGTGCCGTTGTGCTTAACTACCGTTGTATCGGTTGTTATTATAGTTGCCTTACCTCGTACCGTTGTACCCTTTGAAACGGTGCAACCCTGCAAAATTGCAGATAGAAACAACATTGCGCCACATACGGCAAAAATCATTACACACATTGCAACCTCTTTAATTGCTTGTTTCGGTTGCTCTCTGAAATGCTGTATTAACTCTTTCATATTTCAACTTGTTTAAGTAACACGTTGCAAAGATACAACTTTTTTTCTAACATACAAGCATAAGCGCACAAATTATTTTCGTTTTAACTTTTATTAACTCTTGGTGTTTTGTTCCACGTGAAACATTTTATTTTGTGCATCGGTGTGGCAGTGTTCCACGTGAAACAATTTCACGGGCGCACACGCATAACAAAAACCGTGCCAAACTTACGCACTACAAAAACCGTGCCAAAACATTTTTATGAAAGTTTAACACATAGCAAAAACCGTGCCAAAGTGATGCGGCAAGTGTTAAAAAACGGTAAGGGCGACCCATAGCAAAAAGCGTGCCACAAAGTGTTTGCAAATGTTAAAAGTGAGTTGGGAAACGTTAAAAAGGGGTCAGTTGCGTAC